CATTTACATAGTGATGAAGATGATGATTTAGATGGGGCAATAGAATACGATGAACCAATAGAAGAAGAGGAAGAAAAAGATGAAAAAGATACAAAAGATTCAGCTGGAGATAGCGAAGAAGATGTTGAAGAAAAAGATATCGATGCTATCAGAAAAGGTTCGCTCACTGCTCTCGAAAAAGATAAGTTAAAAGAGGATATTATAACTGAAGCTAAATTCACACCATTTGAGTTATCTAGAAGTAAATACCAAACACAATGGTTAGATTTTATTAGAAAAGGTAAATCATTTCAATTAGAACCAAGTGGTGAAGTAGTATTAGATAAAAAGAATTTAGATTCTAAAGGATTTGGTGATAAATCATTATTACAAATACTAAGTGGTGGTGAACAAACTGATTTTGAAAAGTTCTTCAAAAAGGGTAGAAGTTACGACCCTATACTTTTAGGTAAGGATGGTAAGAAGTACACATTATCACAAATATCTAAATCTACATTTACAGGTCAAAGTGGTGGAACAAAACCAAGAGACGCAGCTGCATACGAAATGGGTATTTGTGTAGAATATAACAAATTACAAGGTATGGATTTTCTAAGAGCATTATCTGCCGCAGGTGGTGATGAGAAATCATATAATAAATATAAAGACCACCTAACAATGGTTGGTGGGGCAGTAGCTAAGAATCTTCCAAATATGGGCCCGTATTTAAAACAAACTGGGGCTGATAAATATTCACCCGCATCTGTATGGCCATCATCCGATGGAACTCCAAAAACAGATATATATGGTGGTTCAAATTGGAGAATTAGTGTTAAGAAAAAGGGTGGTTCACAATTAGTTAGTGGAAAAGGTGGAGATGCTAAAGGTGTATTTAAAGCAGCATTATCATTCTACGATAAGTACGATTCTAAAGATGGACAATCTCACATAAAGAGTGTTATTGAAAATATTGAAAAAGATTTCAAAACACATAACTCAGATAATTCAGTAGGTGATATCAGAAAGAAAGCTGGGCAAGCATTTATTGATTGGAGAGTAACTCAGATAAAATCAAACGCAAAGGAAGAAGATATAATCAGACATGCTAAAGCAGAAGCTATTGGAGCTGGTATTATAGGTGCATTAGGTAAGTGGAATACTTGGTTTCTTGATGATGTTAAACCATTGGATGGTAAAAAAGTAATGAAATGGTTTGATGGGTATTGGAAATCAATGGGTTCTAAAGAACTTCAAACTGAAATGAAAAATATTGTTGAAATGGCAATAGACCATAAACGTATTGATGGTGAATTCAAAAAAGCATTTAATAATGATGCATTTAAAAAGTGGGCAGTATATGAAGCAACTGCCGGAACTTATAAATTTACAGGTGTAGCAGATAAAGCAGCTGTAAATGATGCAGTAGCTAATAAAATATTAGTATTTGGTGAAGGTGGTGATGCGAACATTAAAGATGTAACTGAAAATTGGGCAATGGGGTACGCATCAAATGTATCACCCGTAGTAGCATTCAAATCATCAGGCCGTTCTAAGTTTACATCTTTTAGATTAATGCAAGAGAACTATGATAATTCAAAAACTGCATTTGAAAATCATTTAGATTCTATTATATTAGAGGAAACAAATAAAATTGATAATCTAATAAATGAATCAGTTGAGCATGTAGATATGTTACTAACAGAAATTAGTATTAAGGGTATGTTGAAATCTATTGCTAAAATAGCTAAAAACCTTCTAAAGAAAATATCAGATGCAATAGCAAACGTATATAACAAAGTTATAAAGAGAGTTATTGAAAAGTTAAAACAATTTATGAGTGAAGGTATTGAAAAGTTCTTAGATTATATCGGAATTGATATTGATGGACAAGCACCTTTATCAATTAACTTTTAAAACGGAGAGAATGAGTGAGAACGCAATTACTATGTACTTTTACAACAGAATCTTCGTTTGAAGGTTTATTAACTAAGATATTCGATGGATACGAACTATTCAGTAGAAAAATATTTATACTGAAATTAGAACCATCTAAAGAGTTAGTAATAAGCTATAATATAGTACCAAACAAAGAACTAAGCTTTTTACCTAATAGTATAATGGTACATAGAAAAAAAGAATCTAATACTATGTACACAATCAACGCACTTAACCGATTGATTAAAGATTTAAACGGTGGTAAAGAGGATAAAAAATATCAGGTAGATTGGAATAATTACAGAAACTCAATGATTCTGACCGATGGTGATGGGTTTAAGATAATGACAACAAAATTGTTTAGAATAGTTGATGTTAATTAAAATATTTAGATATTTATAGTATATGAAAGAATGTACCTGTAACCAATGTTTATGTGAATCAAAAGAAGAGTGTAGCTCATCTTGTGGTTCGAACAATCAATGTACTTGTTGTAAATAAACAACAAAACATTTGGTAGTATGGAATTTATTTCGTATATTAGTAGTATATTTAATGGTTATCTATGATTAGCGTAAAGTTCGCTCTTAGTAAAGTAGATACTCGGTGGTTTTAAATCCACTATAAAAAATTAAGACCAAGTCAACGTGTGGGTTTAAATTAACGTTGAAAAATAAAAAGTAAATATAATTAGGAAGTTACAAATAAATTTCGTATATTTACATAAGTAATAATTAATAATAACTAAAAAAAGTAAAATTATGGCAATTGACTTAAATGCAATCCGAAACCGTTTGGACAGTTTACAAACGAAAACTACAAAAACTGATAATCTATGGAAGCCAAAACCTGGTAAGCAACAAGTAAGAATAGTACCTTACGTTCACAATCCATCAAATCCTTTTATCGAATTATTTTTCCACTACAACTTTGGTGGTAAGAATATTCTATCACCTCAAACGCATGGTGAAGCAGACCCATTAGTGGAGTTCGCTGACCAATTGAAATCGACTGGTGATAGAAACGATTGGAATCTTTCAAAACAACTTACTCCGAAAATGAGAACTTATGTTCCTGTTATCGTTAGAGGTGAGGAATCTGAAGGAATCAAATTTTGGGGATTTGGTAAGACTGTGTATCAAGAACTACTTGCTTTCTTCGCAGACCCAGATTATGGTGATTTAACAGACCCGACTAGTGGTAGAGATATTACTGTTGAGTTTAAAACCGCTAAAGAGTTAGGTAAGAACTATCCTGAAACTTATATCAGAGTTAAACCAAACCAAACTCCAATTACAGAAGATAAAAACGTTTTAGAATCTGTAAAAGACCAAATTGAATTACCAGGTATGTTCAAAAAATACTCATATGATGATATGAAAGGTTTATTGGAAACTTGGATGGAACATGGTACTGTTGGTGAGGATAATAAGGAAGAAGAAACTCAACCTACTCAAAACACTACTCAATCAACTTCACAACCACAGGCAGTTGCGAGTAATTCAACAAATTCAGATGTAAAAGATGCATTTGAAGATTTATTCAATAATTAAAATAAGTTATAAATGGCTAAAACAAATCGAGATGAATTATCATCGATTTTAGCTGATAACCTAAACAAAAAGTTCAAAGGACAAGCGAAAGTTGCTTATTTCTTAGATGGCTCCGAACAGACACCCACCGATTTAACAGAGTGGGTGTCAACTGGAGATGATATGTTAGATTTAGCAATATCGAATCGACCAAATGGTGGATTTCCCGTTGGACGAATTGTAGAGGTTACTGGTTTAGAAGCGAGTGGTAAATCTCTGTTATCAGCACATACATTAGCAAACACTCAGAAGAAGGGTGGTTTGGCAGTGTATATTGATACAGAGAACGCAATTAACCAAGAATTCTTAGAAGCATTAGGTGTTGATACTCAGAAGTTACTTTATGTACCTTTGGAAGCAGTAGAAGATATCTTTGATGCTATGGATTCAATTATCGAATCAATTAGAAAATCTAATAAAGATAAATTGGTAACAATAGTAGTTGATTCTGTTGCGGCAGCAACTACTAAAGTAGAGATGGCAGCTGATTATGACCAAGCTGGTTATGCTACTCAAAAAGCAATCATTATCTCAAAAGCAATGAGAAAGATTACAAATCTTATTGGTAGAGAGAGAATATTGGTTGTATTTACAAATCAACTTAGAGTTAGGTTGGGAGTATCCTTTGGAGACCCTTACACTACATCAGGTGGGAAAGCATTAGGTTTTCATGCATCTTGTAGATTGAGAATGAAACAAATGGGTAAACTCAATTCTAAAGTTGGGGGTGTTGAACAAACTGTTGGTATTAAGACTAGAGTACAAGTCATTAAGAACAGAATGGGACCACCACTAAGAGCAGTTGATTTTGAAATCTACTTTGATAGAGGTATTGATAGATATGGTTCGTGGTTGAACACTATGAAAACATATAAGTTGATACAGATAAGTGGAGCTTGGTATACTTGGGTTGATGAATCAACTGGAGAAGAGATTAAATTCCAAGCTAAGAACTTCACTAAAATCTTAGAAGAAAGACCAGAGGTAAAGGAACAAATGTATAAACAAATCTGTGATGCATATATCTTAGGATATAAAGAAGCAACTGAGAATGCAAACACAGACTCAACAAAACTCGATGAAGGACACGAAATCTAATTACAAAGAAATGTTTAATAAACTATCAGAAACTCCCAAAAGGAACGTTAATGATAAAGTTATGATTGTAGATGGATTGAATTTGTTCATCAGATGTTTTGGAGCAGTTCCAACTCTGAATGATGATGGAGAGCACGTCGGTGGGGTAACAGGTTGTCTGTTATCCCTCGGCGCTCTTATTCGTAAGAACAAACCAACTAGAGTGTTGGTAGTTTTTGATGGTAAGGGTGGTTCTCAACGTAGAAAGAAGATGTATAAGGGATACAAAGAAGGTAGAACAGGATTAACCAAAGTTAATAGATTGGTTGGTTACGAAGATTTAGAAGACCAAGCAGAATCTATGAAACGTAACTTTAACACTTTAATCAAATATTTAGAGTTCTTACCTGTTGATTTGTGTTATATTGATTACATCGAAGCAGATGATATTATGGCATACGCTGCCAGACATATATTTAAAAAAGAAGTTTTGATAATTTCCTCTGATAAGGATTTCTTACAATTAGTTGATGATAGAATTTCAGTATATCTACCAACTAAGAAGAAGATGATGTTCAAAGAGGATGTAAAAGAGTTATATGGAGTTCCATCAAAGAATTTAGTATATTATAGAATTTTTGATGGTGATAAATCCGATAATATTCCTGGCGTAAGGGGAATCGGACCTAAAACACTAATAAATAAATTAGATTTCCTTCAATCGGATGGATTAACATTGGATACCCTATTAGAAAAGGTATCTCAAATGGATGATGAGAAACTGAAAAACAAAATATTGGAACATACCGATACTTTGAAATTAAACTATGATTTAATGCAGTTATCAGAACCAATAATGGGTTCAGCGATTACATCAAATGTACGAAATATCATTGATACACCAATCAACGGATTAAATTCTTTTGAATTCAAAAAAGAGTTTATGGTTGATAAACTATATACTGCATTTAAGAATGTAGAAACATGGTTAGTGAACACTTGGGGTGATTTGGATAAATATTCAAAACAAACCAGAAAATAATTTGGTAGTTACAATAATAAATCGTATATTGGTACAATATGGATAAATTCGGAAATAAATTTGGTACATCATTTCAAATAAAGATAATCTCATCTCTTTTAGCAGATAGAATATTCTTACAACAGGTGTATGATATAATCAGACCTGAGATGTTTGATTCTGAGGCACATGAATGGATAGTTACAAAAACCCTATCGCATTTTGATGGGTTTCAGCAACTACCTACATTAGATGTGTTTAAAAACGAAGTAGATAAGGTTGAGAGGGATGTTCTCAAACAATCTATAGTAGATAACCTAAAGCAAGTTTGGAACGGCTTAGAATCAGATGATTTAGAGTACGTTAAAGAACAATCTTTAGAATTCTGTAAAAACCAAACATTCAAAAATGCTATATTAGAATCCGTAGATTTATTGCAAGAAAGTGGTGATAGCAAATTCGATGTAATTAAATCGAAGATTGATAACGCTATGAAAGCGGGACAGGATACTGATATTGGGCATGAGTACAAAGAAAACATTATTGAAAGATACGAATCAACTGTTAGGGATGTAGTTCCTTGTGG